AACCAGCAAATGCTACTAAAGGAGATAAAACATTAAGAGCAGCTAAAAAAGTAAACACAGAAAATAACCCAAAATTAGCATCAGCAACATTAGATGTTATAGATTCGTTTTTTAAAGATTAAATATGATAACACTTAGTATAATATTAACAGTAGTAGTTGTAACTTCTTTTTTTATCATAAGAAATTTAATAAAACAAGCTGAAAAATTAGAAGATATTCAAACAGAATATGAAAACTTTATTACAAAACAAAGTGAAGCAATTGAAGCTTGTAATATAAGATTAAAAGAAATAGACGATAAAGGTATATTTCAATCCGATGATGAGATAGGGTGGATGTTTAAAGAAATCTTAAAATTACAAGAAGCTTTAAACGAATTTACCCTTAAATAAAAATTAGTAAAAACCACATGTCAAATAAACTTAAGTATGCCCCTATTCCTCCTCCAGAACCAGTGATTACTGGTTCTCTTGATCCTCAACCTAAAAAAAGAGGAAGAAAAAGAACAAAAAAACAATATTTTACACCAGACACAGATGCAGCCATAGCAGAATATTTAGCTTCTACTAATCAAGATGAACGAGATACTATTTTTGCAAGAAGAATACATTATCCATTTTATAAATTAGCTGAAAACTTAATCCATACATTTAAATTTTACTATACAGAAGTGGATGATTTAGAAGATTTAAAACATGAGGTGATTTGTTTTCTTTTAGAAAAATTAGATTATTTTAAACCAGAAAAAGGTACTAAAGCATTTAGTTATTTTTCTATAGTAGGTAAAAATTATCTTATATTATATAATAATAACAATTATAAAAAGAAAAAAGCTAAAGTAGATGTTTTAAAAGCAGATGAGGATGATGGTGTTTTACGCCAACTAGGAAGAGATGGACGTAAACAAGACATAAAAGATTTTATAGATTATTTTACAGAATATATTGATAAACATATGTTTACTATGTTTAAAAAAGATAAAGACAGAAAAGTAGCAGATGCTATTAATATACTTTTTAAACGTAGAGAAAATATAGAAATTTTTAATAAAAAAGCCCTTTATATTTACATAAGAGAAATAACAGATGTAGATACTCCTGTTATTACTAAAGTAACTAAAATATTAAAAAAGTATTATAAGTCACTTTATATAGAATATAATGAAACAGGACATGTAAGAATCTAAAAATTCCATATTTATAATAAAACAATATGGATTCATTAAACCAAATATTATTCGACGATAAATCCTTTGGGGATTTATTAAAAGAAATTCACGGTAATCAAAAGAAAAAAGCTAAACAACTTGCATCTTTAATTGCTGAATTACGTCCTTTAGTTCAATCTTTAGGCGACGCTACTGTAGTAGTTCCTTTAATTAAGGAATATATGGAAATTAGTGTTAAAAATGACGATCAACTAATTAAAATGGCCGCTATTGTACAACGTTTATCTTCAAGTACAGTTAATTCAGGAGATGGTGGTTTATTAACTACTGAGGAAATGGATCAGTTAATGGATGTAGCTGAAGAAATAGCTAAAACTGTTGAAGAAAAACCAAAACAAATAGAAAAAGGAAATGGAGAGATCATTTAAATCTGTAAGAGTTATAGATATTATATTAGATGCTTCACATGAAGAATTTACAAATAATGATGATATTGGTAAAATATTTTATAAAGAAATTGAAGATAATTTACCCAATTTTCCAGCACCTGTTTCTAGTATATTACATAAAGCTAAACCTTTATTTTCTTTTGTAAAAAGTTATCCTTTAAAAAATGAAATAGTATTAGTAATAGAATCACAAGGAAATAATTCATTTATAGATACTACTAGTTATTATTTACCATCCTTAAATATATGGAGTCACCCTCATCATGGAGCTTTTCCTTTTGGAAATTATATGGCTTCTGATACTTCTGGAATAAAACAATTTAAGAACACAGAAGATGGAGCAGTAAAAAGAGAAGGAACAAATGAAGAACCTTTAGAATTAAGATTAGGTGAATATTTTCAAGAATCTGAAAATATAAGACCATTATTACCTTATGAAGGAGATATAATATTAGAAGGTAGATTTGGAAATTCTATAAGATTTGGTTCTACTACTAACAATGAAATAAATCCTAATAGATGGAGTACAGAAGGAGAAATAGGAAGTCCTATTACTATTATTAGAAATGGACAAATTGGAGATGAACAAGACCCTTCAATAGCACCTATAATTGAAGATATAGATGGTGATGATTCAAGTATATATTTAACTTCAGACCAAAAATTAAATAATTTTATACCTGCATCTTTAAATTTTAAATCGTGGGGAGCTAATTTAGAAAAAACTAAAAAAACAAAACCTACAATTTTAACCCCTACTTTAGATAATCAAATTGAACCTGAAATAGAAGAACAACCTTTACCTGAAGAAGAAGAACCAGTAATAGTAGAACTAACTCCTATAACTGAAGAGGAAATACAAGAAGAAGAAGAAATAAATGAAAAAACATTTGAAGATTCTTCTAATGTAACAGAAAATGAAACTGATACTAATAAAATTACTCCCTCATCCACTATAATATTAAATAAAGGTACTTTAAAATATAAAATTATTAATCCAGATAAAGACCCAGGATTTGAAGAATTTCAAGAAGTTGATATAAACCAACCTATAGGAGCTAATTTATCTTTAAAACATTTAATATCATCTAAAACAGCAAATAATCCTGAATTTGGTATTCATGAAGAAGCAGAACTAGAAAGAGTAGGAATATATTTCCATTACACAGGTACAAGTGAAACAGGAGTAGTACAAGGACATCATGTACATGATATATTAGGTTTTTATAAAAATGAAACAGGTCCCTCTAAATGGATAACAATTAAGGATTCAAATATGACTATTATTCATGAAACCCAAAAAACTTTTTCTACAAATATACCAGAAATGATAGAATTAGCCGAATCAGCTATATTTAATAATGCTTATAATGATTACAATACACCTAATCCTGGTATAAATAATTACCCTGGTATAGATCCTGATTTAATAAATGGTGAAGAAATTATTAGTAATTTAAAAAAAGTAGTAGAAAATTGTATAGATAAAATAATAGAACAATTTCCTTCATTAGAAATAGTATCAGCTTATAGAGGAGCTGAAGTAGATAATTGTGTTGATGCTTCTGCTGGTTTAGACCATATAAAAGGATTAGCCATTGATTTTAGAGTTCCTGGAACAAACACATCAGAATTATTTAATTGGTGTTTTGAAAATTTAGAAGAATGGAAAGATTTAATGTGGGCTTATCCTGAAAGAGAAGCAGATTCTTGGATTCATATATCTTATGAAGAAGGAAAAAACGAAAAACACACAACACTAGCTTCAGAGATAGATTCTATACATGAGTGGTATGAAAGTGATAGAAGAGGAAGTTCAGAACAATATCAAGATGGAATATTAGAAGCAAACCAAGAATTAATATAATATGGCTTACAAACCAGATAACCCTAACATATATCAAGGAAAACAAGTAATAATAAATTCAGATAGATTATTATTTAATGCTAAAGAAGATTCTATACTTTGTTTTTCTGATAAAGCTATAGGCTTTAGTACTAATGGTAGTATCCATTTTGATACTAGTAATAGAGATGATAATAATTTTATAGTAAATGCCCCTAATATTTATTTAGGATTAGATTATAATGATGATTTACCAAAAGAACCAGCAGTAAAAGGAGATACATTAGAAGAACTATTAAATGAAATGTTAGATTTAATACAAAATTTATGGGATGCTACTTTATATGAAGTATCTTACACAGAAAGTGGCACATTTACAGGACCAAATCCTCTAAATAAAGGAGTCGAAAGAAGAATAGAAAGACAAATTACAGAAGTAAAAAAACAAATAGAACTAATAAAAAGTACTAATGTAAAACTATCATAATGGCAGTACAAGTAATAAGAAATATAATAAATAGTCAAATTGAGGGTCAAATTTTAAAAGCTAAAGCACAAGTAAAAACAGAAGCTAAAAAGGAAATTTTAAAACTTAAAGAAAAATTACCTACTATTGAAGATTTAAAAGCTCAATTTTTATCTATGGCGTGTAGTGAAGCAGCTAAAAAAAAGATAGAATTTTTATATAATAAATTAGATGGACTTTTAGAAAAATTACAAAATATATCAGACAAAATTAGAAACAAAATTGAAGAAATAAAAAATAAATTACAAAAAATAATAGAAAATATATTACCTAAAATAGCACAAATATTAGGAATATTAGCTCTAGCAGTAGTTGCAGCTAAAATAATTATAAAAGTAACACCTGCAGCACAAATAGCAAATTCAGGACCTACAACTAGTGGATATCTTGCTACTAAATTACAATCACTTGTAGATAAGGCTAAGAAAAAAATTAAAGCTTTTGGAGATGCAATTAAAGCTTTTACTAAAAAAATAGAAAAAATAACAAAAGTAGTACAAACTATAATAAAAACAGTATTTTCTGTTTTAGCAATTATAACTCTTTTAGGAGACGAAATAACAAAAGCAAGAGATTTTCTTTTATTTTTATATTTAATGTATAAAAGTCAATGTGAATTAAATTCACCATCAGGAGGATTAACTTCAGGAACTTGTACTATACCTGAACATACTACCCAAGAAGCATGTGAAGCAGCTGGGGGAATATTTAATAACCCTAACCAACAAGTATTAAATGGAAATACAAATTTACTTGCTATTCAACAACAAATAGCTTCTTTATATGAAGATTTAATAAAAGAACTAGCATTAGAAGGAAAAAAAGAAGTAATAGAAACAATAACTAATGTAATGACTCAATATAATTTTAGAATAGAAAGAAAAATAGTACCAATAACTACAATTACAAATACAACTACAACACCTGCACCAACAACTACAACTACAACTACAACCCCTACTCCAATAATAATTACAACAACTAACACTGGAGGAAATGGAGGTGGAGGAAGTGGAGGAAGTGGAGGAGGTGGGGGGTATTAGTTGATAGTTTTAAAATAATTTATATTTATTAACAAACATAAACAAACATGAAAGCAAAAACCTTTGAAAACCTAATTAGAAAAGTAGTTAGAGAAGAAATCGATTATGCGTTACGTAGAGAAATAAAAACACTTAAAGAAGATTTACGTGATGAATTAAAACCAACAATAGTAGAACAAACTGAAAGGTTAGTTGAAGTTCCAAATAATCCAATGCCTGAAGCTGCAAAAAATTCTTTAAGAGAAAAAATTATGGGATCACAACCTATTAAACAACATACTCTTAAAAATTTCACATCTAATTCCTCTTTAAATGATTTATTAAATGAAACAGCAATGGGTAATACAAACACAGAATCAGGAAACTCACCTGTAAGTATAGATAAACCATTTTCGTCTGGGGCCCCTTTACCTATGGACACAACAGGAATGCCTCAAGATGTAGCAAGTGCAATGACAAGAGATTATAGTGGGTTAATGAAAGCAATAGAAAAGAAAAAAGGAAGATAAAAAATGGCAGTAGTTAGATCAGCAAGAAGAATAAATCCATTAGATGCTAATAAAAATGTAGCAACTATAGGGGTAGCCTTACCTTTAGATTCAACTAATTTATTTCAAGGAACTCCAACTACTAGAGAACAAGTAAAAACAAATTTACTTAATTTAATCCTCACTGAAAAAGGAGAAAGATTAATGCATCCTAATTATGGTTTAGGAGTAAAAAATCTTTTATTTGAACAAGGAATAGACACATTACAATTAGAAGAAAATATACACTCTCAAATAATGATTTATATTCCTGAAATAGAATTACAAAACACTGATATAGCTACATCAGAAGACGGACATACTATTCAAATAAAAATAGCTTATAATATTAAAGACAATGCAAACCTTCCAGACGCTATTCAAATAAATATAAGTGATCCTTTCGCAGCTTATCGTGAAGATACAACTTATTATGCAGAGGGAGACAAAACATTAGCAGGACATACAACACCAATAGAATATGGGGGAGATTTAGTAGGAGACAATGATATAGTTACCTATAATAATTCAATAGCAATTAACAATCCTTATGAGGTTGGATTTTAAATAAAATAGACAATGGCTTATACAAAAGTATCAAATAAAGAAGAAACTAGAAGTATTAAATATTTAAATAAAGATTTTACTTCTTTTAAAAATCAATTAATAGAATATGCAGAAGTCTATTTTCCAAACCACTTTAATGATTTTAGTGAAGGTAATCCAGGAATGATGTTTATGGAAATGGCATCATATGTTGGTGATGTTTTGTCTTTTTATACAGATACACAATTAAGAGAATCATTTATAAACACAGCTCAAGAAAGAGAAAATTTATATAATTTATCTTATGCTATGGGATATAAACCTAAAGTAACATCAACATCAGTTGTTGATTTAGAAATATTTCAATTAATTCCCTCAATAGATAATGGAGGAGGAATGTATATTCCAGATTGGAATTATTCTCTAGATATATTAGAAAATTCATCATTTTTATCTACTGAAGGTACTACATTTTATACTAATGAAATAACTCGTTTTGGGGTATCTTCTTCGTTAAGCCCAACAGATATAAATATTTATCAATACGATAATTCGGGTAACCCCCAATATTATTTATTAAAGAAAACAACAAAAGCAATTTCAGCTGAAATTTTAACAAAAACTTTTGATATAGGGGATGTTGAACAATTTAAAACACTAACATTATTTAATGATAATATAATAGGAATAGAATCTATAACAGATTCTGATGGTAATATATGGACAGAAGTACCTTATTTAGCACAAGATACTGTGTTTGATTCAATGGAAAATACAGCTGCTAATGACCCAGAATTATATCAATATAACCACCAAACACCTTATCTTTTAAAATTAAAAAAAGTACCTAAAAGATTTGTATCTCGTTTTAAATCTAATAGAGAACTAGAAATACAGTTTGGATCAGGAGCAGCTATTGAAGGAGATGTTATTATAACTCCAGATCCTAATAATATTGGTTTAGGGATTAAAGATGGAAGAAATAAATTAGATGTAGCTTATGATCCTTCAAATTTCTTATATACAAAATCTTATGGTGAAGCTCCATCTAACACTACACTAACAGTAAGATTTTTAGTAGGAGGTGGTTTAAAATCTAATGTAAAAGCAAACACAATAACCCAAACAGGAAAATTATTAATAAACCCTAAATCCAACTTAAATCCTTCTTTATTTAATTTTTCTAAAGGATCAATAGCAGTAAATAATTCATCACCTGCTAGAGGAGGAGGATCAGGAGATACATTAGAAGAATTAAGAATGAATACCGTTGCTTCTTTTTCAGCTCAAAGTAGAACAGTAACAAAAAATGATTATATAATTAGAACTTTATCTATGCCTGCTAAATTTGGTAGAGTAGCTAAAGCTTATATAACACAAGATGATCAAATAACTCCTTACACAGGTGATCCTACTCGTATTCCTAACCCTTTAGCTTTAAATCTATATACTTTGGGGTATAATGATAGTAAAAAATTATCAAATTTAAATAATGCTACTAAAACAAATTTATCTACTTATTTAGAAGAATTTAGAATGTTAACTGATGCTATTAATATTAAAAATGCTTATATAATTAATTTCGGTATTGATTTTGAAATTACAACTTTTAAAAACTACAATAATCAAGAAGTATTACTAAATTGTATTTCAGAATTACAAGATTATTTTAATATAGATAAATGGCAAATTAATCAACCTATTATTATCTCAGAAATAGAAAATTTAATAGGAGGAGTATTAGGAGTACAAACAGTAGATAAAGTAGATATTAAAAATTTAAACTCAGACGCTTTAGGATATTCTATTTATAGATACGATTTTAAAGGAGCCACTAAAAAAGGAGTAATTTATCCTTCAATGGATCCTAGTATTTTTGAATTAAAATACCCTAATGAAGATATTAATGGACGTGTAATAACATATTAAAATGGCAAATTATTTTATATTTCCCGAAAAAGACAACACTTTATATAGTCACCCAGATAGAAAAAGTCTAAACGCAGGCCGTGATGAAATTCTTGAATTAGTAAAAGAAAAGGGAAGCTCAAATTTCTATCATCACCCATCAAGAATACTTATAAAATTTAATGACTCAGACATAAAAACAGCAATAGAAAAAATAGGATCAGCAACTTTTAATAATGGTATCACAAAAGTATCTCTCCAACTAACAGCTATGCAGGCTAAAAATTTAGTAACTACTTTTAATATTCAATCATTTCCTGTTTCACAATCTTGGAATGAAGGAACAGGAAAATACCTAAATATACCTTCAGGATCTAATGGAAGTTCTTGGCAGTATAGAGACAATAGTATTTCTAAAACAGAATGGGCAACAGCTAGTTTTGCAGATGGGTCAACAGGATCTATAGCTACATCTTTACTAACAGAAGGAGGAGGAACATGGTACACAGGAAGTGGCTTTCAATCAAACCAACAATTTTTAATAGGAGCAGATTTAAATACAAATTTAGATGTAACTAGTGTAATCCAAAAATGGAGCTCTAGCCTTTATGCTGGTCAAACATACCCTACAGGAATAAATAATGAAGGTTTTATATTAATGGAACCAATATCTGTAGAAACAAATGTGTCAGGTAGTTCTGGTGAAATGCAATATTTTTCAACAGATACTCATACAATTTATCCACCAAAATTAAACTTTCAGTGGAATGATTCTTCGTATAGTGGTACTAATATTAAATCAAGTGGAGATTTAAATGCTATTTTATATAATTTAAAAAAAGAATACAACCAAAATGAAGAAGCAAGATTAAAAATCCACGTAAGAGATCGATACCCTACAAGAACTTTTGTAACATCTTCTAATTTTTTAGACGTAGGACATTTTAAATCAACATCTTATTATAGTATAAGAGACGGACATACAGAAGAAGAAGTTATTCCTTTTGATGATACATTTACAAAATTAAGTGCTGATAGTGAGGGAATGTATTTTGATTTAGATATGAAAGGTTTACAACCAGAAAGATATTATCGTGTTTTACTTAAACATGAAAATAATGATGGAACAACAATATATGATGATAAATATATTTTTAAAGTTATTAGATAATGGCAGTAAATATATCATTAACAAAAAAAATATACAATAATAAGGAATCAGCAGATTCTTTACAAGGAGATTTTTCTGATATAATAGTATCAAAACCCAAAATAAATACTAAAAAATTTTTTGAAGGATATAAAAAACATTTTTATAAAATTCCTAAAGAAGGACAATTATCTCATACTACTTTAATAAACCAAAGTCAAGAATATTTAGATGATTATAAAGACCCTAACGCAGATACAATATTGAGATTAAACGAGGAAATTGAAAATTTAAGTGATATTTTAATTAAAAAAGAAAGTCAAATAGAAGAAGAACATCCTTTTTATCCTAATAATACAATTTTAAAGTTTGAAAATAATACAAACCCTTTACCTGTTTGGATTATGCAAAATGGTGCAAAAAGAGAAATAACAAACGGAGATGTTTTATCTTCAATAAAAAAATCAATAGGATATGAATATGATACTCCTACAAACGATATAGCTCAGTTAATTGATTTAAATACATTAGGAGAAATACCAAGTTTAGAACCTAAAATAAATGTAGATAATGATATAAATAAATTTAATTTTATTACAAGTACTTCTAATTTTAATTTAGGGGATTTTGTAGAATATACAACATCAGAAGTTACATGTATAGAAGGAAAACAAGATGATTTATATGATTGGTATAATCCAATAAATACTGATGGGTGGCAAATAAATGGATTAGGTAATGGTGAAGGTAGAAATAGACCTAGAAAAGATTATTTAGATGATGAACCAAATAACGGTGGGTGTATAATACGTAAATATAGTATAGGTTTAGATGAAGGAAATGTAGTAGAAAGTACAAGAAGAATATACCCAGGAGAAACTATAAAAGTATGGTATAGAAAAAATCCAATAGTAAATGGACAAATAGTTCAAAACGGGGGAAAATTACATGATGTAAAAGGATTCGTAAAAGAAGTTAGAAAAACATCAGGACCATTAAAGCTAACAGAAGAAGAATATAGAAAAGACGAATATGGTAGAATATTTTCTAACTTATCACCCCACTTAGACCATTTAGATGACATTAATGGACAAACAAGAGTCATGTTTTATGATGTTCCTACAGAAAATGATAATTACTAATGTCTGAAATAAAAGAAATACTATTAAACAAAAAAGTTTTTGGATTTAAGGATACTAAAAGATCTTTAAATAGAGATATTGTAGAATTTTTACCTAAAACTTCTTCTGTAGGAGAATTATTTGATATATATAATGCTTTGTTTTATGAAATAAGTTCGTTAGGAAAAAAATCACATACTAGTATAGTAAAAAAAAGCTCTAAATATGCAGGAATTCCTTTAGATCCTCAATTATTAGAAATAGAAGATTTAGAAGAACAAATTCAAATACTAAAAGACGATATAGATTCAATAGAAGACGAACATCCTATTATACCTAATAGATCAGTTATACAAAACAGAGCAAATAATGAACTTAATTATTATATACAATCAGGTAGAAAAAGACAAATATTTGATGATAGAACTCTTAGATTAATAAAAAAACAATCAGGACTTCATAAAGATGCCCCAGATTCAGATTTTGTTATAAAACTAGATTCATCAGCAATAGGAGGTATTATAAGTGGACCCCCTATAAATACTATAAATGACTTAAACATAGATGTTTTAGAAATAAATAGATATGGGCAAAATATAATAACCAATATTGATAATACTGAACCAATAGAAAGAAATTAAATATATGGCAAAATATATATCACAAGAAACCCCACCACAAAAACTTAATTTACCTAATGTATCTTCAAAAGAGATTCAAAAGTCTTTTAATTCAAAAGATAATATAGAACTTCATATATCTGATTTAAGAGGTAATTTATTAGATTCTTTTTCAAATTTTAAAGAATATACTCTTACAAATGAATCTGTAAAAATAGATCCTGAACATATATTAAGGGAAAATGGATATTCTTATGGTCAATATAATTTAAAATTTTTACTTCAACGACTAAAAATATTTCATTTAGAAAATGAAGAAGACCCATTTACAATTTTAGAAATATCCCCTTCTCGTACAGAAATTAAATTAATAAGTCCTAAAATAAAAAATGGTACATTTAGAACATCTGTAAAAACTTTTATTTCAGAAATAGAAAATTCATCTTATTTTAGAGATTTTGTTTTAAATTTTGGAAAAGGGCTAAATATAATAGGGATAAATGCATTATTAAACACCAATAATGCTAAATATGAACTTATAATAAAAACTTTAAATCCTTTACCTTCATCTATTAATAAAAATGATACCTGTAAAATAGTAGAATCTATAGTAGATCCTCATATGTTTGAAATAGATATGGGTACCCCACCTCCTGTAGATGATACTGTATCTTTAAGAGGTCCTAATTTTAATATATCTGTAAAAGAACAAAAATCAATTCCTTCAAATTATAAAAATTATGATCAACTATTAAAATATTCTGTAAGTTCTTCTTATAATAATTTAGTAAATATTTTAGAAAAAGGTGAAATACCAGAAATAGAATATGATTATGTAAGACCTGTGTCCGAAAGTTTAGAAGAAGTAATAACATCTTATCACTTTGAAAATTTCGTACATTTTAGTAGTGCTACAGATAGATTAAAAAACTTTAAACATAAATTAATATTAATTGAAAATAAAAATAAAAAAATAGGAGAAATAGACAATATAAGTTCTACATTATCTAATGCTTCCTCTAATAATAAAATAAAATTAAATAATGAAATAGATAAAATAACAAAAGGGTTTGATGGATATGAAAGATTTTTATATTACACAACAGGATCTAATAATTTTACATGGCCTAAACAAAATAATACAATCCCTTATATACCTTATTCTGTTACTTCTTCAGAAGCAAAAACATGGTTAGGACATGAAGTAGACACAGCAACATTTTATGGAGGACAATTACTATCAGCTTCTTTATTTGACAGACAAAATGTTTACAAATTAACTGACACTTTACCCCTTCATATAAAAGATGGTAAAAGTAATAATTTTTATGTTAGTCTTATTAATATGATGGGTCAACATTTTGATCAAATATGGACTCATATTAAACACATAACAAAAATAAAAGATACACATCATAAAAGAGGTATATCTAAAGATTTAGTTTATCATACTTTACAAAATTTAGGAATTAATGTTTTTGATCAATTTGAAAATTCAGACTTATCAGAATATATTTTAGGTGAAGGATCAGGAAGCAACCAATATGATGTAAAACATTACTTAGCCAAATCAGGTTCAGGAGTAATACCTACAGAAACTATGGTAACTGCTTCAAATGAAGGATCTATACCTAAAGGAGACATAGCAAAAGAAGTATGGAAACGTATATACCACAATGTGCCTTATCTTTTAAAAACTAAAGGAACAGAAAGAGGATTAAGAGCATTAATGAATTGTTATGGAATCCCTTCAACTACCTTAAATATAAAAGAATATGGGGGGTCTACATCTGATAGAACAACTTATAAAACTTTTAGTTACGAAAAAACAGGATTAGCTTTAAAAGGAAGCTCAGGAACAACCACAGGATTTTTTGCAAAAACAGATTGGTCAGCTTCTATAAATTCAAATGTAGTTTCTGCTAGTAATAAAACAGTAACTTTTAGAATAAAACCCACAAGAAAAGATCAATCTACAAATTACCATTTATTTACATTATCAGGTTCATATAATAGTACTGCAGTAGTAGACAGTGAAGATAACCACTTAATACTAGAACCTTATGGGTCTATAAATACAGACATATCTTCTTCAGGAGACCATGATCAATATGGTAGATTATCTTATTATCAAGGTAACACTTTAAAAACATCAACATCTTATTTTCCTATATTTAATGGAAATTTTTGGAATATTTTTGTAAATTCAGAAAACTTAAATACAGACCACACAGCTAGTTTTGGAGCATATCAAGCTAATTCGTTAAAAAACATAGCATATTATACAGCAAATACAACAACTTTAACAAATCCTAAAAATACTTGGGGGTTTAGTTCTGATAAAGGAGCAAGAGAAGCATTTTTTGGAGGAGTACCAGCAAATGAAAGTGCACATTATAATACAGTAGATGGATTAATGTTTTCAGGATCAATGCAAGAAATAAGATATTATTTTGGTGAAGCATTATCACATGAAACTCTTAAAAAACAAGCACTAGACCCTTACATATATGCAGGTAATTCTGTTTCTTCTTCTTATAATAATTTAGTAGTAAGATTACCTTTGGGAAGTAATTTACATGAGAATACTTCAAGTTTTCATCCTAATATAGATAGAGATTATATTAATAGTGGCAGTATCTCAAGTAGTTTAGCTGATCCTATATGGGAAAGTATAACAGAAAAACACCATTTACTTACTCCAGATACTATAGGAGCATCAATGACAAGTGAAAAAGTAAGAATAGACACAGGTACTATAGATGATAATATTTTATCTCATAACACATGTGCAGAAACTTCTACACTAGACAGACAACCACCAGATTATGAAGATTTAGGTATATTTTTATCACCTACAAGTGAATTAAACGAAGATATAATTTATACTTTAGGAGCATTTAGATTAGATGATTATATAGGTTCACCTTTACCTTCTGCCCAAACATCCTCTTATTATTCAGACTTAAAAGAATTAAGAGATTTATATTTTAAAAAAGTAAAAAGAAAATACGATTATTGGGATTATTTAAAAACAATACAATATATAGATCATACTTTATTTAAATTAATAGAACAATTTGTACCTTTTAGAGCAAACACAAAAACAGGTATGTTAATTGAACCTCATTATTTAGAAAGAAATAAATTTGTAAGACAATTACCGGTTCAAACTTATGGTCAAACAATGATTTCAGGGTCATATAATACATTTCATGTTGATTTAACTACATTTTCTGGTTCAGAAGACAAATATAAAGGAAGTTCAATATTATCTTTAGACACAGCTATAGGGGGAGGAAATGTACCTACACACAATACTTTTACTACTCACCATATAGGTACTAATAAAGATGGATATAGAACAGAATTTGGAACTAATGGTACAATTACTTTATATAGTTGGGAACCAGTAATTCAAGAAGCAGCCCAAGCACCAATTAAACCTTTTGGGGGGGTAGAATTTGATGGATCAAACAACTTTAGACATGAAAAACCAAAAAATTATAGAAAATTTAATTCAAATACATTAATGGGGAATGTACAAAAAGGAAGAGTTTCTAGTAGGTATTATAGAAGTTTGGCTATCGGAAACCAAAATGATATATTAAATAATAATTAGTTATGCCTTTACCAATAATAAGAAAAATAGCAGATTTACATAGAAGAATAGTATCAAGAGATACTGAAGATTGGACTAATCATATAGTGTCAGGAGACATAAAAAACCTTTTTGATGGCAATAAAGATACAGTTGTAGAAATAGCTAGTGGATTTGGTGGGACAATTGGAGCTAATAGTAGATTTATAACATTTGACTTAGGAAAACCAAGAATATTAGACAGAATAGTATTTACTAATGCTACAGGAAATGCATCTTTTGTATTTGATATAAATTTAAGATTTTGGATCCCTAGTGATGATGTATTTTCAACTAATACTTTTACTGATTTTGCAACAGGATTTAACCATAACTCGGCAACCCCTTTTAATTATAAACTTACAGAAAATTCAATTAGTAACCCTGCTCCTTACACAGGTGATTCTACTTCAAAACACCCAGTTCGATATATAAGAATAGATTTAGCAGATAGTGTTCATTCAACTCCTAATTATCATGCAAATTATTCTCAAAACTTTAAATTTGCAGGTTTAGAAATTTATGAACAATATGAAGCTAAAGATTATAGTGTTGAATTTAATGATTCTGTTTTAGATTTACAAGGATGGGCGGGACCAAGATATAAAGGATGTAAATCAATAGGTAAAAAAATCAACACATACACAGCAGGAGATACTACTTATGGATTAAACCCTAATTTAGAAAATAAAACAACAGCTATTTATATTTCAAATACTTTAGTTGGGGGAAGATCAGATCCTCAATTTGCAAATATAGCTCATCATTCTTACATTAATATTGAAAAAATACTTATTGTTGATTTAACTGATGATTCAGTAAGAATATTAGATAAAGGAACAGAACCTTTTAACTCATTTCATAGATTTGTAACAACAGATTTTCCAACAGGAGGTAAGTTTTCTATGAAATTAATAGATGAAAGTACTCAATCTAATTTAAAAACATCTTATAAAGTAAAAATGAATAAAGGATGGTTATTAAGAAGTTTTTCTTATGACGCAGGCCATGGTCCTTTACCTGGGGTAGATGTAGACGGAACCTTTTTAAACACACAAAATGCTAATGTTAATGCTGATTCTGTAAAGGATGCAATAGCAAATCCTATAGCGTTATTTGATGCAGTTTCAGGATCAGTACAAAGAGCAACAACTCAAGTTTGGGGAGTTACAGATGTAGCACACCCTACTACTACTTTTAATGCACCAGGTGCTGGATTTCCTGATGCAACATCTTTTGGATGTACATCTAACTGTGCTTGGGCTACAGGAAATGGAGGATTAGGAATATATGGATTACATTCAACAGAAACAGTAGGAGGACAGTATTTTGGAAATACTGACGCAAAAGAAGCAACAACAGGATCTCTTTTTGAACAATTTAATTATTATAAATACGGAACTACAGTGGGCGCAGGTGTAACTGCAGCTGATTCTGAACCTTACATATCAACTTATGAACCAACAAGTGTAGGAGAATTAAGATTTAGATATGGTGTAGTAAATAAAATAAATGACGCTATATCAAATGTAGCAGGTAATTTTACTAATTACGTAATGCAACCTTTATACATAGGAAACAATACAGAATTTGTAGATAATAAATTTACAAGACAATTTGTAGATCCCACTAATAACCAACAAACAAAAACAAGATCTTTTGTAATTCCTACAATAGAAGATATAGAAGATAAAAGAGCAGAACAATCTTTAGACCAAAACTTTGCTGTATGGTATAAAGAAACTGAATGGAATCCTTCAATGACTGCAAGTGTATTTATTGGAAACTGTATTCAACATTTAAATAATAATTCAGACACTACTGAATTACATTTAACTTTATTTCAAGGTACTAAAGATTTTTCAGGAAAAGATGACGAATTAAGTATAAGTACTTTTGAAGTAGATAAAAATTTAGATCCTAATTATTTAGATTTTGAATCAAGTATAGGACCTATAACAAAAACAATTGGACCAAGATTAAGATATTTAAAATTAAAAAACCAACCACAATTTAAACCAACAACACCATTAGCACATGTTTCATCTTCTGATTTTTCAACTCCTGGAAGTCCTGCACATACTATTAATGAAACAGGAAGAGACAGATGTATTTTTGACACAATAGAAACAGACCAATTTAGAGCAGAAATATTAGAAAAACAAAATGCATTTGTGTTTGGTCCAGGTTCAACCAATCAAGCCCTAGATGCAGACACTGGTTTTTCAACTAGTAATTATGGAGCAACTTATGATAATAATAATGATAATTCTCAAAATTTCTCAGGATCTTTTAGTTATGAACTTTCTTTCTTAGATAAAGACCATACACTTATCGCTGACGTAGATATAGTTCCTGAATTATTTGATGGAATAGGACATATGGGACTTGCCTTAGTACCAGAACATACACATGAAATGGTAAAATTAAATTTAGAATATTATTTATTTAAAGCAGGAGTAGGTGAAAACAATGTAACAAAAAGATTTATTACTAATAATGATTAAATAAAGATATATATTTTTGAAAACAATTTATATTTATAACAAAACATAATAACAATGGGATATTTAGACAATACTAGCATCACAGTAGATGCAATTTTAACTAAAAAAGGAAGAGAATTACTTGCTCAAGGAGGCATAGGAGCCTTTCAAATAACACAATTTGCTTTAGCGGATGATGAAATAGATTATACTATGTTCAATGAAAACCATCCTAATGGAACTCAATACTCAGGAGAAGCCATAGAAAACATGGCTATAACAGAAGCTTTTCCAGATGAAAATAACATAATGCAGTATAAATTACTTACCTTAAATGAAGGAACATCAGTAATTCCTTTTGTATCAGTAGGTGCTTCTAATATTTCAATGGCTATAGGGGAAGGAAAATCAATAGATCCTATGACACATAACTACAATGCAGTAGTAGCAGGACAACCAGAACCAAATGGATATAGATTTACAATAGCAGATAATAGATTATTTGATTTAATTTTAGGAGGGGGAACAGCAGCAGTTTCAAATACAAATGCAACAACAACTCTACCAGCTAATACAACAGCACAAAGTGCAGTAGTAGTAGGTACTAACCTTCAATTAACAGCTAAAAGTGCAACATCTTTATTTGGTACTTTTAATTCCTTAACAACAACACTTACAGTTGAAGGATTAAATACAGGAGCAAGAATAACAATCCCTATCACAGTAAATAAAACAGTAACAAACTTTACAACAACTTCAGGAGATAGTACAACAAATACTACTAATTCTTCTGCAGGAGTTTAATTAAAAAATAAAAAATGAGCTTAGTAAGATTTGATCCACAATCAGACATCCGTATCCAAACAGACAAATTAACAACATCAACTTGGACAGGTAATAGAAATAATTTAGAAGATTTTATGTACACTTCTTCCCTTCAAGCAGGGGGACAAGCAGGACAATTATATCCTCAATCACCAACAAGTTCAGCTTGGTTTTACCTTGATGTATATGATAAAGATCCTTCTTCTTCTCTAGCAGAAGTACAATTTGCTGCTGCTTATGGACATAGAGCAGGATCAGGATCACCTGATTTTACAAATGATACAGGTTCTTTTGGATTAAATGCCTCAAGAACAGTATATAGTCAATACCGTCAATTAGTTTATGGAGAAGAAAATCAAAACTTTATATTTGGATCTCATGTATCTGATCACATTTATGTAGTTAATGTAAATAGAGCTAGATATAAACACGGATTAGCTACAAGTACTTTATCTTTACATTTATCAGGAGCTGCTTGTATTGGAGCTCAAACAGCAGCTACATATGCTCCTTGTACAAATAATGGTTTCTTACAACTTACAGATGATAGTATTTCTTCTAACGGAGCTGCTATACAAACAAATATAGGAAGACAATTTAATATAGTATCAGGAGCTAGTGGGGTTTATAGTGGTTCTTCAGCAAAACAAATAGCAGGAAGTAGTTCATACGGTTTATTTTACCCAGATGCAGGAATAGCTATTTTAAATGCTGATGCTTTTAAAACAACAGCTATAGATTCAGACACTGATGCAGAAGCTATCTTAGCTAATTCACATGTACCTTTAGGTGCATACACAGCTTCAGGACTTCATAGTGAATATACAACTGCAGAACACTTTAATACTCAAAAATTATATAAAGCAATTTCAGGAGCAGCACATTTTATAGTAGATAGTGAAGAAGTAATAACATCTCAATATTATTTTGCAAGAGCTAAAAATTTTGAATTTAATTATACTAATAACCCATCATTCCAAGATTCAACAGGTAATTTAACTTTTCAAAGTATGATATCTAATCCAAAAACTTATATTACAACTGTAGGATTATATAATGATAATAGTGAATTATTAGCAGTAGCTAAATTAAGTCAACCAGTTGCAAAAGATTTTACAAAGGAAGCTTTATTTAGAATTAAATTAGACTTTTAAAAATGTTCTCTGAATGTACGCTTATAAAAAACTCACAGCACAAGACTCAGCAGTAGTACCCTTTAATGCTCATAAACAATATGATTTTGATTCTGCCTCTTGTTCTGACAACCAAATAGACCATTATAATACTCAATGGACTTCAGAGTCTATTTCTCTTTATAGTTCAGCTAGTTCTGTTTATGGGGGTGATTCTAAAAATGTAATAAAATACCAACAACTAGATCATCTTTTTTATAGAGAATTTCCACATAATCATTCTAACACATTAGGAAGTTTTCATTATTTAAAACAAAAAAGAAATCTATATGAAAAAGCAAACATACTATCTATCCCAACAGGTTTATATGGATATGAAATAAAACCAGGATCTTTTTACCTTAAAACAACAGGTGGTACTGAAGTAGTAGATGATTCACATGGTAATCTTCTTATAAGTGGAACATTTACAAGTAGTGATTATCCTGTAGATATTCGAGAAAATGTTTTTAGATTAGATCCTATAAAAGGTTTTAAAGATTACGATTTAGGAGTTTATAAGGATTATGCACTTAAATTTGTTAACCCTCAACACCCTGAAGCAGGAATAAAAAAGGTTTTTTATAAAAGAGGAGAAATAAAAGCAAATTCCCCTACAACCTATTCTACCCCAGACGACATATTTGAAACAGACGATAGTTATTTTTATAATTCTTTCAAATACAATAAAGTAAATTTTCATTCATCTTCTATAAAATCAAATAATACCATATTTAATACGAGTTCATCGTTCTCATCTATAGTATTTGATAGTATAACAGGTTCTAATATAGTATCAGAACACAATGAAAGATATAATTTTAACAGAGATGATGATTTTGCTATATCTTTTTATATGGAACCTAGAGTGTTAAGTAATCCTCCAGTAGCTAATGCAGTAGCTGTTGGGGATAATTTTCAAGGAGGAATAGTTTTTCATATAGATGGATTTGAAGCTTACATTGTAAATCCATTTCCTATTTTAGATTTTCATGGTTCAGATAAATTTTGGGGAGCTGGTGGACTATCAATTAATGGACAAGCTAGTACTACAATAGGTGAGGGAGAAACATTTACTCAAAATATGGTAACCAATGACCCTAATGGAACATTTTTAGGAACTCATGTACAAAATAAAACAATAGGAGGATATAATGATTGGTGGCTTCCTACAAAACATGAAATACATACATTTACACAATTGTCAAATTTTGCTAACCTTTTTTCTTATGATGGAGTTAATACTTTTAATGATTTAGGAATTACAGGATTAGGAACAAATGCAATTAACAATGTTGATGTAAGTATTGTATCAAGTAATGATGGGTCAAACATATTTTTGGTACACGTCGCCTCTCCTTTTACCAATAATCTTAATATTCCTCAAAGTAAAACAACACCTATAACAAATGATGTATCTAAAAATAATTTAATTTATCCTGTTAGAAAAGTCAATTTAAGTACTTTTGATAGTAGTAGAAGATATATAATAGCAAAAAGTACAACAAGATCAGTTATACCAACAGCAATGCAAGGAAGATCTGAAATTTTAAATATGGATTCAATAGGGGGCCTTACAGAAACAGGATCTAATATGCAACCTAAAGGAATACCCGCTGAACCACAATTTCCTTTTGAAATTTATATGGTAAGTCAATCTTTACACTTTGATAGATCTGATGGTGAACATACAATATCTCTTTCTTGTGAAGTAACAGAATCTGGTTTTTCAGATGCTTCTAAAAATGGTAGTGCTGAAAAATTAACCCATATTCTTTGTCAAACATCAGCTTCTAATATGGAAATTTATTTTGATGGTGTTTTAAGAGAATCATCATCACTTACGGGTTCATTAAAAAAACAAACACAAAATAAAGCTAATTTATACATTGGTTCAAAAGGAGAAGAAAGTAAAACAGATGGTTTTGATCCAAATTATCATTTTAAATATTTTAATGGAAAATTAACTTCTATAAACATTTATGAAGAAGTATTTAACCAAACAGAAGTAAAAAACATATCTGAAAGTATAAATGGATCTCCTTATATAGGAAATTTATTCTATAGAAATGGTTTTGCAACAATAACTCATCCAAAATACCATGATATACTTTCAGGTTCAACAGGAAATGGAACTATTAGTAAATTAAAATTCCAAGGTACACACCAAATGTATGAACATGAATATCAATGTACTGTTGATGAACATGAATTTAATCAAACACTTAATTTAACAACAAGAGAAATAAAATCTAATAACAATTATAATTTAGCAGGTTTTACAACAAGTTCATTTTTTAAACCCTATGTTACAACAATTGGTTTATATAATGAAGCAGGAGATTGTCTTGTAGTAGGTAAATTAGGACAGCCAATAAGAATGTCAAACGAAACTGACACTACTTTCGTACTTCGTTGGGATACCTAAAATTCCTTTTATACATTAATTATTATGTGGTACTATCAAGAAAAAACAATTAATGAAATCGTTGACCTTCCTAAAGGAGCATTCGGTTTTATTTATCAAACAACTCATTTACCAACTGGAAAAAGGTACATTGGTAAAAAATCTTTAATTTACAATTTAAAGAAAAAATTAGGCAAAAAAGAAAAAGCCCTATATGAAGGAAAAGGTCGCCCACCAACATTCAAGAGAGTGTTAAAAGAAAGCGATTGGAAAACTTACT